AACTCTGCAGCACGCTGTGGCAGACCTGCGTCGATGTCTGCCATTCGTAGCGCAAGATAGGCCGCCCAGTCCAGCATCGGCAGATGAAAGTCGCTCGGAACTTCCGGGACCGCATCCAGATTGCTGACCGAAAGCCGATCGAGCGGCATGCGCACAACGCGCAGAAGCACCGGTACGAGCGCATCGGCACGCGGAGCCGGAAAGACGCGCAGAACCGGCGCATCAAATGAATCGGTTTCGGTTGCCGAGATGCTCTCGTCGGTCGAATAGGCGATCACCCTGCCTGGAGGGAGATCGGCGTACGCCGCCACACTGTGAACATGCTGGTCCGGGGGCTGATACCCGTTCAGGAACATGTGGCCAACCCGGACAAGATCACGCGCGCTGTCCTCCAGCCGCGCAGAGACCACCGCCACGACCGAAGGGTGCAGATCATACTGCCTGACGTTCTCGACGAGCTGGACACGACATACCTCAGGGGTCTGCGCATCCCGGATGACCAGACCCTGCCGCGCCAGACGGCGCTGCGCCTCGTCGATGTAGCGCACGAGCGTCTCATCGCTCCACAGCAGATCGCTGTCACCCCCCACCCGGTGCGACCGATCGTGAAGGATGTTCTCGCGCAGCTCGCGGAGCAGCTCGCGCAAGGTCACGTGTCACCCTCGCCGGCCCAGAATGCGAAACGGCAGCCGCGTACGGTTCCGATAGTCAATGACCTGCCGCGTCTGCGGGTCCACGACAGGCACCTTCATGACCGCGTTCTGCAGCACCTCGACGACGCCTTGCGGCACCTCGACTTCCTCGCCCGGACGGATGATCCAGGTACGCCCGTTCAAACCGATGAACTGACCCGTAGGCGGAATCTCGTCGGATTCCTCCAGGATAATCCGAACCATCGGCTCACTCTCGGGCCGTGAGACCCGCGGCGGCCTGCCTCTGGACCTGGGCTTGACCTGCGCCACCAGCTCCCCCGGACCGTCATCATCGTCCATGTCGCTGAGATTGCTCAGCAGATCATTGTCATCGCCGGTCACTTCACACTCTCCTTCAAGGCCTTCGCAAAGGCAGTTGTGTACGGATCATCCGAGGACATGTCGCTCAAGACCTTCTTGATAAATCCCGTCACAGAGTCGACCGTATCAAACGAAAACTTGAGCAGCGGATCCCGCCAGGGAGCGTTCCCCTTGTAATTCTGTGCCTCGATCTCGGGATCCCGCACAGAGACGATGAACCCGTTACCGGTGCGCTCGATACTGATCGGATCGCTGTACGCCATCGCGGATACCACCTCCAGACATGTGCGGAAGGGGCCCGCAAAGGCCCCTTCCTGATCAGTCCTGAGCCGCGTAGTGCCAGGTCTGCGACGCACCCGCCGGAGCTGCGGCCAGGGTGAAACCGTCCTCCGTCAGGGTGATGTGATCGGCCTGGATCGTGCCGGTACCGGCCGCCACCTGACGGAACGTGCTCCCGGCGCTCATGCTCGCCATCTTGATGAGCACGGTGGGCGTGGTCGAGTTGATCAGCTCGACCCGACGCGGCTGGAAGCCGCAGATCACGGTGATGATCTCGGGGGTGGCAGGCGTGGTGAACGAACCGGTCGCCAGATTGGCCAGACCGGCCGACGTGTTGCTGGGAAGCGTGGTGACGATCATGGAGATTGCTCCTGGAAAGCATGGGGATCAGGGAGGGCCGAAGCCCTCCCGGTTCATCAGGCGCTGCAAGCCACTTCCAGGCGCACCATGAAGGCGTCCTGAAGAATGACCGTGCCGTGCCACAGCTTCCAGCCGACCGTCCCACGCTGGGCAAGGGGGTCACCCGCCGACGGCTTGGGATTGACGACCATGGGCGTCATTGACGACTTGCCCTTGAGCGGCACGATACCGAATGCATCGCGCGCGAAGTACAGGATCGGATACACATCCGCGTTCGACCCCGTACGCCGGAATGCCGACGAGACCGCCCCACCCTCACCCAGCCAGGGCTCGAACACCGTCGAGGACAGGTAGCGTACCTGCTCGACCGACCCGATCTCGCCCTCGAACGGCGAAGTGTGCGAACCGTAGTCCGCAACCGGCTTGAACCCGGTCATCGAACGGATGTCCGACTCCAGATCCGGATGGCAGATCGCCATGTACGCCGCTTCAACCGACTTGGTGTTGAAGTCAGGGGTCGAAGCGACGACCGAGCTGATCTTGCGGGCGTTCTGACGGTTCAGCGCCGTGGTGACGCGACGCTGATCGGCCAGCGTGATCGGCGTGGTGATGGCGCTCCGCGACCCGACAAGGTTGGCCAGGAACACATTCACCCCGGCCCGCAGCACGTTGAACCGCAGCGTCTCGACGGTCACCGCCGCCTGCTCGCCCAGGATCTCGATCGCCTGGTTGAGAACCGGATCGGTGTGGGTATCCATCACGACATCGGAGATCGTGACGAAGTCGCCATACTGCTGCAGCGTGACCGTATAGTCCTGGTTCGCCAGGCGGTTGCCCGCAGGGGTCACGCCTTCCACCAGCGGGGTCGTCGCCAGCGGGATGTAGAAGTTGCCCGAGCCCGAGCCGGCCGAGCCGCCAGCGCCCGCCAGGAAGTACCGGCGGAACTTGGCCACGTTCGTGTTGTTGGTCGGCAAGACGTAGGTCTGACCGAACTTCTCGATCTGCAGGTAGGGCATCGCGCGCTTCAGCATGCGAACCACCGAATACGCTGCGATGGCGGGCGAAATATCGCCGTAGGTGGTGATGGTCATCAGGGGCTCCTAGAAGGTGTCACGGGTTCGCCGCGAACCTCGCGAACGCTTCCTCGAAATTGTTGAGGTCAAGCGTTGGCGAGACCGGGGCTCGCTTGGATCCGACTGGGGCCAGCGCGGCAGCCGCTTTTTTGGTCGCCGGGGGCAGCTCGGGGGTTCTCTGCCGGGGCTGCGTCTGCCCCATGTTGTTCTGCGCGGTCGCGCCCGACTCGCGCTTGAACCGCTCGATCAGATCAGCAACCTCTTCGACGGTTCCCTGTTCGATAACACGATTGTATGCCGCTTGCAAATAGGCCGGCTGCTTCGCCACCCACTCGATCACACGATCCCGCACCTGATCATAGTCCGCAATCCTGGACTGCAGGTCTGCCAGATGGGCACGTGTGGACAGCACCTCCACGGTCTCGCTGAGCGGCCGGAGATGCTTGGCAATCTCCTCGAACACATACCCGACAAGCTGCCGGTACTCGGCCCGGCGCGCGAGCTGTTCGGCGCGTGCCACGTCAGGCCAGTCCTTGTAGTAGGACTCCAGAAGCTGACGCTCCTCCGGCGTGTAGATGTCGGGCGCCGGAGCAGGAGGCTGCTGGGCAGCAGGCTGTGTCGCCACCGGCGCCGGCTCGGCCTTGCGCACCAGCGCCGCGAACCGGGCCAGCAGCTCCTCGTCGGAAAGCGCGTCGATCTCGGTCGAGGTCCCTGCAGGCGCCTTCTGGGCCTCCGCAGGCGGCTTTTCGTCCGCTACGGGCGCTTCCTCCGCCTCTGCAGGCGCCTCTTCCGCCTTCGCAGGCGTTTCCTCGCTCCCTGCAGGTGCCTCTTCCGCCTTCGCAGGCGTTTCCTCGCTCCCTGCAGGCGCCTCTTCCGCCTTCGCGGGTGCCTCCTGAGCTGCCGCAGGCAATTCTTCACTCATGAACGCCGCAAAGGCGGTATCGAAATCATCGGCCGGAGCAGCTTCGTTCATGTACCGGGTCCTTTACCATGGGTGCCGGCTGCAAGCGGTCGGGTCAGCTGGTCCAGCATCTTGCGATACGCCTGCGCCTCACCCTGCAGCCGGGGAAAATCCGCGTGGGCGCATGTTACCAGAGATGTCTTGGCTTCCTCAAGCAGGAGATTCAGCCACTGCTTGAGCACGCGCACCTCATGCGCAGTGCTCGCAGCCTGCAGTTGCTTCACCAGCTCAAGCTGCTGGGTTTTGGGCGTCAGCATTCCCGCCGTTCTCCATGGTCTGGGCCAGCATCTCCAGCATGATCTTCATCTGGGTGGCGTCCGCATTGGCCGCGTTCTTCTTGCTCTGGGCAATGTTCTTGAGGGCATCCGACAGGAGCTTGCGGATCTGGGCCTCGGCCAGCTTGAGCTGCAGCTCGGTCTGCTGCTGCGCGCGCATCTGGTCCGCCCTCTGCCGCCGCTCGACCTCATCTTCCGGCAGCAGCATGTCCGCCAGGTCGCGCACCTCGAAGCGCGCCTTGATGAACTTGCGGTCGTCGATGTGCAGCCGGTCCTCGGGGCTGAGGGTTGCCGCCATCTGGTCGAGCTGGATGCCTCGGACCTCCTTGGCGATCAGGCTGGTCGCACCACGCGCGATCACGCTGTAGTCGCCCGGACGGACCTTCGGGTTGAAGACCCGGTTGAAGGTCACCAGCGACTGGATCACCGACTGGGTAAAGCTGTCGAAGTTCCGCACGATGTCCTTGAACGGCAGCGCCGCGTCAGCACGGAGCATGGAGGCTCCTGCGGCGGTCCGCATGGGCTCGGACACGCCTCGCTGCTCGCCTCCGGTGACCGGTCCGACGAAGGTCTCCATGTCGGCGAACCGCATGAACAGCTCGATGACCTGCAGCAGCTCGCTGAGGTAGCTGTTGATAGGCACGTTCCGCACCGCCGGGACGTTGGCGTCCTGACCGGTGCCCTCGCGGTACCAGATCTTGTGTGCCTCGACCTGCCCGATGTCCTGATCGGCGCGCAGCAGGTCGGTGTTGACCTCCAGGTTCGGTCCGGCGATGACCGAGCCGTTGTCGAGCACCATGCGCGCTGCCGCGCAGATGGCCATCTGGCTGTCCCGCATGATGTTGGGCAGCCCGTTGCCGACCGGCGCGGTGTCGTCCTCGTCGAAGATGAAGGTGTGGATCTGACGCATCTCGACCCCGAGCTTGCGCCAGGCGTTGATGTCCACCTTGATGATGAGGTTGTCGATTAGCCAGACCTCGGCCTCGATGTCCCTGTCGCGATGTTCCTCGGGCACCTCCACCCCGGCCTCGATCAGCGCCGTGGCGGACACCAGGCCGCGCCAGATGATGACCTCGTACCGCTCCGTGCCGCTCTTGGTATCGGACAGCTGTGACCGGACGCCCATGCTGCGCAGCTCGGTCTCGAAGCCGAGCGCCTTGTAGTTGCCCTGCGGGTAGCGTGCGATCGCACGCCTGATCTGGGCGCGGATGAAGTCCGGCCGGTCTCCGAGCTTGCGCAGCTGGCCACGCGACATGATCTTGCGGACGAAGTAGCCGTCCATCTCGTGGAGGGTTCTGGCTGTCAGGTCGGGGTAGAAGTCCCAGACCGGCAGCACCTCGAACACGGGCTTGTAGCTGGTCCGCTGCTCCACGACCGGCTGGCCGTTCCCGTCGATGTCCCAGACAGTGACCGAAGCCTCCTGCACCATGGGACCTTCCAGCGCGCCCACCCCGTAGAGGATCCCGGACCGCACGACGTGGCGCACCATGGTGATGTAGTCCATGGTCTGGTCCTTGCCGATCTCCTGCAGCTGGTCCTCGATCTCCCGCTCCAGCTCGGCCGCGCGCTCGGCGGCCAGGGCCTGCACGGCCTGGTGGATGGCCTCCCGTGACGGTGGCCTGGGAGGCAGCCCGGCCTCCACGTCCTGCTGCATCATG